ACCGCTTGCCCTCGGCAAAGTCGGTATCACGTCGACCGGGTTCACCGGGGCGAAAGCTCAGGTCATAAGTCTTGGCCGCCTCCTCGATGATCCACTTCAGGCACCTCTTCTGGGCATGCTCATCGGCCTCGCCGCGAGCCAGTGCCTGCATGGAGCCGACTATGAGCTTGTCATAGTTGGCGAACATCCATGGGTGCTGTTCCTTTTTTGCACTCATGCGGCGGCAGAGGCCATGTCCTTCTTTGCCTTGCCCATGTTGGCCATGGAGGCAGTACCAGACTCTGCGGCTTGCAGCATCTGTTGCTGTTTCTGCTGTTTGAGCATGATTTGTTCGGCCTGACGCACTTCCTCCTCGGAATTCATCCACTTGGCGGGGACTTTGGCACCGTCCAGAGCATCACGTAATGCGGTCTTGACGTTGACCAGGCTTCCGGCGGTCGGATCGAGCTGCATGGCTTGGGCGATCATCTGTCCGCTTTCCATCAGAAGATGTCCTTTCTGGGCCTCGATGGCGTCATGCAAGGGAGACTCGAACCGGAACGTAATCTCGGCGCCACGTAAGGACTCTGGCAGGTTATTCATGGAACCGAAGGCTCCACCACGGCGTAGCAGGTCGAAGGTCATCTCTTGTATCTGGCCGTTCTTTTCGTACTCCATTGGCTCGAAGATGGGCATCGCACCACGAATGTATTCCTGCACGCGCTGACCGATCTCGTAGGCGGTCATCTCCTTGTCGTGTGTCGGCAGGGACAGCTTGTTGAGGTAGAACGCCTGCATGATCAACTGACGGGCATCTCGCATCATGTCGATTCCCAATGGGATTCCTGACAGGTCTTGCGTCAACGGACGGAGTGCTTCGCCAAGGCGTTCGTCATAATCCTGATCGACCCAGGTTATACCGCCTGAATACAGGCCTACATCCGACTTTACGGCGTCCTTGGTGGCGATCAGCGGCGGTCTCACGGCATTCTCGCCGGCATCCAGCAATGTCAGGGTCATGGTTTGAATCAGGCGCGCATCCGGCAGTGCCGTAATGGTGGCTGGGGAGAACGGATATTGCGACCCCGATACGGTCTGCCATCTGGAAATGGCATACTCTTTGTTCCACTGCGCGACTTCCTCGATCTTGTGGTCGTGCATTATGTCGTAGTAGATCGAGAAGAACGGCTTACCGTTGGCGTTGCCATCATACATTTCTGAATCCACAATGATGTGGTAACACTCTACCTCGGTAAACGGGGCATTTCTGGATAGTTGCTCAACGCTGCCATGGTTGTTCTTGAAGAGACGAACCAAGTCCTTGGCATAGGGTTTCCACTTGCGTGCTATCAGGCAGATTACGCCGTTCTCATCCTCGACCCACACAACATCGCGCAGATGGTGCGTGCGGTACAATAGAGCATTGCCATTCTTGTTGAGTCTGACTTGAGTAGCATCGGCTCCGAAAGTGGCGAAGTCGTGGTCGGCCTCTTTGGAAGCACGGGAGAACTGTGTTACGCGGTCATTCATTGCACGCTTCTGTATGCCATTCGCCCATTGCAGCCATTTCTTTGCCTCATTGTCTTCCTTGCGATTGGTGGCGACCATATGCGCCCATTCCTTCGAGGTCGGTCGCAGCATGGCGCCGATCTGGTCCCCAAGTTCACGGCGGGTCAAGATCGGGTAGCTGGTCGTCAGGTTGCCAGCGTATGACTCACCCAGTTCCCGCCTGAATGTGAAATCGGCACGCTCCGGGTAGAAGTTCTCGGCCAACTCCTGCCATAACATCACCAGACTGGTGCGTTTGGAGAACAAGTCGTCAACGGTCTGGCGTAGCAGTTTAATGTCCATTTTAGCCTCCGAGCTTGTCGCCGTCAGTTGCAGCCGTCAGGATGGTGCTCTCTCTTCCTTGTCGAGCAGCAACGGCGGCGGCAGCGCGGCGCCTTGCCTCTATCTCGTCTTCCTTGCGGTTCTTCGGTGGTTTGACGACATCCGGTGTCTCGGGTTTTTTTGTGGCGGCATAAACACCAGTTGCTGCAGAACCGACAGCAGCGGCAGTAGCGCCATACTCCGCAACCCAAGACCCTACTGCTGCCAACGCTTCAATCGCCATGGTTCAGCCTCCTTGTCCATGTGTTCTCGGTATGCTGATAACCGAGCCGCGCCAATAGTGCGCCCCAGTTGTGCTCTGTCTTGACATGCTGCGTGACATAAGTAACGCCTTCATCTGCCAGTTGATTGTCGCACCACCGTATAAACCTGGCCCCAATCATCCTGCCGCGATACTTTGGGTCCAGATACAGGACATCCTGCATCGCCACGAGAGCCGATTCATAGTGCAGGTTCTTCGCCACCATATAGGCAGCATACCCGATCAGGCGACCTTCTTCACGTATTGTATAGGCTCTGAATTGACCGCGCCTCTCTCCTTCTTCATAAGCTGCCTTATTCACTTCAAGGGGGATGTCTTTGTATGTTGCGATCTCCTGCCAGTGTGCATCGAGCAACGGCATAATCTCTTCCCACAATCCGGCAACGCTCTCTTTGGAGAACACAGTGACATTTTGTATCTTAGCGGCGTGCATGGCCACCTCTCGTGATGACTTGCGGATTGCGGGTGCGCTTGATCTTCCGTTCCGCCCAATCCAGGGCGCTGTTGATTTCCTTTGGTCCCTCGAACCACGACATGACTGTCGCGTCTCCACGGTCGGTGGAACGCCCAAGCCTTTCACATACCTGTTCCTTTGGTTCCAGCTTGATGCCGTTCGGTGTAACCGAGAACGTCGGTGCCGCCAAGTCCGCCAACAGGATGGGGTCATCGGGTGGGAGCTGAATCGGTGATCCTCCGGGTTGACCTGGGTCAAGGGCTTCACGGAACAGCCAATAGGCGGCGGTACGTTTGTTGGTGAACTTCATCCGTCCATCTTTGGAACGACGTGCGCACGCCTCGGCACCTTTGTACGCTACCACTTCGACTTCGTTCTGCTTCAGGTGTTCGTACATAGGGCCGCCGTACCCACCACCCATGTCGACTACAACCAAAGCGTTGTCTCTGCGGTGTGACACCACCACGCCTGCAGCGTAAGACCCTGCGGAGTCCATCGGTATCAGTTTGGCTGGTGTTTCGATCAGCGGAGCATACCATCCGTCATGCCGGATTGCCTCGATCATTGGGTCTTCTCCACCACCGGAAGCGTCAACCCCAATCACACACATTGGCACATGTTCTGGGGGTTTCGGGCACCAGCGTTTTTGCGCCTCCATCACCCATGCCGTTGGAATGCACTGGTTGGGTGCATCCTTGAATGATGTTCTGAATCCTCCCATGAGCAGGGACCGAAACGGCTCCGGCATGGCATCAAGCTGGCGCTCGTAATCGCTGGCGGCGTAGTAAGGGTTATCACTTACTTTTGAGGGGATGTAGGTACGTGATGTCGGCCTGACCATCTTGTCGCCGACCTTAACCTCGCCAGGACCGTCCACCCACTTGTCTTTACCTTCTTCGTCTGAGATTACCCATCGCAGTTCACCTGGCTTGGCCGGGTTTGGATACTTGGGGTCGAGCCATGGGGCAAACATCTGAATGACCCACAGGCCTTCTGCTGTGAGTGGCGGATTGGTCGCCAAAACGGTACGGACGCGCTGGTTCGGATCTTCGCTGCGGTTCCACCCCATCAGGAATCGAACCTGTTGCTCTGCGAAGTGGGTAGCCTCATCAATTCCAAGGTAGTCTCTACCCTTCCCCATCTGGCCCTGTTCATCACCTACGCGGTGTGCAGCACCAAAATTAATAATGCGATTATTATCAAGCCGCAGTTTTGGGGGAGGGGAACCATTGAACCCTTCGCGCGATCCGTGGATGAGCAAGACATCCTCGATCAGGCGGTCGAGATCACCATACTGGCGGCGCATGATAAGTGAACGCTGATGTTCATTGTAGGCAAGGCCTAGGACTAGCTGGCTGTTGTGGGTTGGGATCATAGACTTTCCACATAGATACATGTGGCTTGGGCTGTCTACTTGGATGCATTGAAGAGGAACATTCGGGATCGGTTCAACCTTTGTAATATACCGAACGTCATGGGTTCCACGGAAACCTGAGCGTTTCTGTCTGATGAGCTTACGGGGAAGCCTGAATGCCGGGAGTTCCGTAATGAATTTAAGCCTCCATTTCGGACCGCAGTCTTTGCCGTTGAGTTTGGCCCTGCCTTCACGCATCTCTGCTTTGATACCGAGCGATGAAAGCAATTCAGATACGCCATCAATCAAGGCTTTCCGGGTCAAGAGAATCTCGCACTGGCCGCGTTTATCGCATGTGCCGTCCGTATCCATAAGCCCTTGTAGAAGGGCTACCCTTTGCTCGTGCGACGCCCGGAGATAGGTTGGCGGTATGTGTTTGTTCCCAAACACGCCAATCGTTTTTAAGTGTCTTGCCAGCCCAAGAACTCCCCTGCTTTTATGGCAGGCGTGTTGTGTTACTGTGTAACCACCACTAGCTATCTGTACAAAGATATCCTCATCTATTCCTGTTACCTGCCCAGCTCTACTGGTTCCATCTCCAAGCCATGCACCGAGAACGTATGGGTCAATCAACAGATCGGCAACAGGTAACTGCAATGATTTGGTTGTCTTGACGGCGTGATTAAGGCCGCCATCGTACCGGTGCAGCGTGTCAGCTATCTGCTTGGTGGTTCTAACAGACGACGTGATTGGTTCGTCCAGCACGCTAATACGCGCTCTAGTAGCGTTCAGATCAGCGAGCCATGGCTTCTTGCCTGTACCGCGTTCCTCGCGTGTAGCGCGGCGGGTTTCTCGCCATTCTTCATTGCACTTCAAGGACCTCATGCGCTCTGCACGAGTAGAGGTAATCCACTGGTGCCTTGCTCCTGCTTCGATCTCTGAGCCGTCTGAAAAAGTTATTCTGTATGCCTGTTCAGTAGTATCTATGTCGGACTTCGCAACAACACAACAAGGAATACCACGTTCATCAATTACCTGATCGCCTACCTGAACCTCTCCAATACTGGTAAATCCATAAGGTGTTGGTAGTAACGTGTTGATATTCAAAAGCTTACCGCCCCCAGGCTCACCACCGAACAACAGACAATCCGCCTTGCTGAAGTAGGCGTCTGTCTGAGGTCCGGGATTCGGTATCCATTTCTCGGGTGCTGTGCTCCTTACATCCGCCTGCAGTTTTATTGCATCCGAAGGATCGTACTTGGTTATACGATTGAGGATGTCATTAAGCATGGTTACTTCGATGTCATAAGCTTGACAGGTGTTCTTACATCAGCGTCTTCTGCCACATCTATTGCCAAAGGGACATTCAACAGTGCTGGCACTTTCGGCACCTCTACGAAACGACGCTTACCGCTTTCGACATCCCCCACCCATGTTCCCTCGTTCCATGTCAGATCATCAAGTGCCCCCTGAAGGAACAGAACCTCTCCGTTCTTCTCCGCGACCAGCCGTTGTGCTTCGGCCACACGTGCTTCGATTTCACGGCGTCTGGCCAGCATTTTGATGCGTTGGTGATGGATCTCGGATACACCATACAGCGGCGGCGGACAGAACAGATCGGATTCAGGTGGGATACCCACTTCTATACCTTGGGCAGTGGCCAGCATGGCAAAGTATTGGCAACCAGGGCGTTGCGCGTGGTATTCCGTGTCATGCGCCATGTCCACGCCCCAAAGACCGATTTTGTCCGGTCTCTGCTCAATGGCCAGGGCCAACATCCACGCCAGTGAAGACGTGAAAAAATAAGGGCCATATTTGGCAACCAGCATGTCAACCGGTATAGCGACGGAGTTCGGTATCTCCGGCCTGACCTCTGCCATATACACTGGCCCTTCAAAGTCCTTCAGGAACTGGCAATACTCTTCGCTGTACCATTGCTGTCCTGGCTCATAGCGGTGAATCTCGAACCATGCGTCGGCCCTAGGAACTACACCATAAGCACCAGGAGAACAGCCCCATATCTTCCAGTCTTTGCTACCATAAGGGGCGAGGCGGATAGAGGCTGGGGCGGTTCCGATTAGGGCGATGCCTGACATCAGGAGCTGACGACAGCAGTCGCGCCGGCAGTCGTCGATCCCCCGCGACTGGTAACGAGCCACTGTGCGGTAGAGATCGAGATCAGGTCAATGGCGGCGCCGATGCCCTGAAGGGTCATTGAGCTACCGGCCACACCATTGGTGCTGACGATGGTTGCCGCTGCTGGCGTCACAGCATGGCTACCCGTGGATGTGGTCAGGGTGGCGAGCTTCACCTTGAGGCCGGCGCGAGGAGGATCTGTCAGTACCCATCCGTCATCGGTTGTCGTCGCCAGGGTGTGCAGGCCATAAGGGGCGAGGTTGGTGCCGGTTGTGTCGGACGTGGCATTGGATACCGGGTGCAACATCGCTGGAGGACCAGCCAAAAAGCTGTTGCGTGCGGTTATACCGATCTTGCGGCCTTTGATGGATACGTGAATCGCGCTGCGGATGTTCTCAAGTGTAAATGCCATGGTGATTCTCCTTCTTTATGGTTGCTCTGACTGTGGGCAGACAGTCCGCTGTTAATACTCCGACATTGCCGTGGTCTTCACCGGAACGCTCCCGGAGGAATCGGCTTCCTTACGCTTCTTCTTCCACTCCTCTTTCGAGAGCGGTTTGTTGCCTTTGCTGGTCTCGGCCTCTACATAATCGAGATATGCCTTGTGTGTGTTTTCCCCGGGGTATGCCATTATTTTGTCGGCTCGAAGGAGTTGAG